AAACCCAAAGTGGTGCGGTCAGGCAAAGGCAGTAACAAAAAGCAAGACACCGCAAGATCAAAACGTATTGCATCCATGAAGCGTCTTAAACAGTCTGGCAAGCCAGAAGATGCGGCTAGTCTGTTTGAGGATTTTGTAGAACTTTAATATAGGAGGCTAACATGGCCGCAACTACTAACACGCGGGAGACTTACGGAGCCGTAGGCATCCGAGAAGACCTCTCCGACATTATCTATAACATTAGTCCGATGGACACGCCGTTTATGAACGGCATTGGCAAAGGCTCTGCTGATAACACTTACTTTGAGTGGCAGACCGACGAACTGCAAGCCGCCGCCGCTAACCGTCAGGTCGAGGGTGACAACCCCGATCCGATTGCTGTGAGCGAGCCGCGTCGTCTTGGCAACTACACGCAGATCAGTTACAAAACTGTGATGACGAGTGGCACTGCCGAGTCGGTTGACTTCGCTGGCCGTCGTTCTTCGCAGGCTTACCAACTGGCAAAACGCGCTAAAGAAATCAAACGTGACATGGAGAAGATGCTTCTCGATGACACCGTGAAATCTGCTGGTGCGGCTATTGGTGGCCCTGCGGCGGCACGCGCAACGGGTGCGTTTAACTCTTGGATTGGTACGACTGCCGCTGGTACGTCCCCGATTCTTGACGGTGGCGCCTCTCCTGTTGTCGGCCTTGTCAACAACGGTACTGGTTCGCCTGCTCCCGGCCCTGACGGTTCTACCGTTGCGGCGGCTGGCACGACCCCTGCTGTTGCCCTGACGCTTGACATGATTAACGAAGTTGTGTCACGCATCTGGGACTTGGGCGGTACGCCTGACATTATGATGTGTTCTGGCGCTCTGAAGCAGTCCATTTCTGGTCTTGGTGCTTCGGTGGTTGCAGACCTTCAGAAGAATGTTGGCGACGGGCAAGCGACTGCGGTTAACGCCGTAGACGTTCTTGTGACGGACTTTGGCACTTTCAAGATTGTGCCGAACCGTTTCTGCCTTGCTAACCGAGTGTACGTCATCGACTACGATCTGTGGTCGCTTGATTACCTCCGTCCTTTCAAAACCGAAACCCTTGCTAAAACTGGCGACAACATCAAACAGATGATGATTGCTGAGTACGGGCTTCGCGCTAAGAATGGTAACGGCAACGGTATCATCAAAAACGTATCGTAAGGTGTATGGTGATGGGGGCTTCGGCCCCCTGATCCTATTATGTTTATATATAATTCAATACCCACAATAGTTGTACAGGATAATGTAGTAACACCAGATGAGTGTCAGTACATTATAGAATTTGCAAAAAGAAAAGGTCTACAAGAGAACAGAGTCAACATAGACGGTACTCAGAAATTAGACCCAATGCGTACAAGCACTGGAACTGTCGCGCAACACAACGAAGATTTAGTTATACACGGCATACTAGAAAGGCTTGCCAGTATTGCTAGAGTTCCATTGTCCCACGCAGAGCCAGCAACAATACAGCGGTATGAGGTTGGTCAAGAGTACAAGCCGCATACAGACGCATTCACAGATGAAGAAAAAGTCCACGATATGTACAACGTGGATCACACGGGCAACCGAGCCGCAACCATTATTTTGTATCTCAATGATTCAGACGGTGGTTCTACAGGATTTCCTTACTTGGGCTTTATGATACAAGCAATACAAGGAAGAATCTTATTGTTTGGAAACCTAGACGAAAACAAGAAAGCACATCCACTATCAACACATATGGGCTTGCCGCCTGATACTGGCGAGAAATGGATACTTACACTTTGGTTTAGAGAAAAGGAATATGTCAGCAAGAAAACAATTAAAAGACGCACTAAAACAAAAAGAGCCAAGAAAGGAAAAGACTAAAAAGCAAAAGCCATTACAAGAGCAGATGGCGGAAATTTGCAGAGGAGAGAACAAGAGATACCATGTCTAAGAAATCAGCAGAGCGGTGGCAAAAGTTTATTCCAGAAGATGACGGCGGATTTACGCTAGAGACTTATCAAGACGTTTCATCTATTCTGGAAAACAACAAGATTGATTACAACAACTACGGAGACAAAAAGACTCCGGGTAAGATGGGCGAAGGTGTACGAGTGGCGTCTATTCCTATTAACGTATGGGAACAATGGATGAAAGATACCAACGGTATGATCCAGAAAGACAGCAACCTACTCAAGAAATACCTCAACGACCCTGATAACAAATACTTTAGGACAACTCCTACGAGGATTTAATTATGTGGCTATACCAACCTACATTCACTGGTAATAACCAACTGCCTATTATTAACAACCGAGTATGGTTTGCAAGTAAGAACAGTTAATGGCTATATCTAATTACACAGAACTCAAGACTGCGGTAGCAAACTGGTTAGATCGTGACGATCTGACTGACCGCATACCTGAGTTTATTGCACTAGCGGAGGCTCGGTTTAACCGGGTTCTCCGTATTCGTGCTATGGAGTCTAAGCAGACTGCATCTACTGTTGCAGGCCAGCAGAATCTTGCACTGCCTGCGCGGTTTGTACAAATGCGTAATGTGCAAATTAATACCAGCCCAGTAACCCCAATGCAGTATGTTACTCCTGAGATATTTGACAGACTGTATGGCGGATCATCAAGTGGTACGCCTAAGTTCTATACTGTGATTGCTAATGAGTTGCAGTTAGGCCCGACACCTGACAGCGTACAGACTATTGAGATGTTGTTCTACGAAACATTCCAAGCATTGTCTGACGCTAATCCTACTAACTGGGTAATTACTAATGCACCAGACGTATACCTTTATGGTGCATTGTTAGAAGCAGAGCCGTTTATTATGAACGATGCTCGCGTACAATTATGGGCTACAGCATTTAGACAGTCTATTGCTGACATCCAAGAGCAAGACAACAAGGATCGTCACTCAGGCTCTGCGCTTAGAGTGATGAACACTGGTGGTTATTATTGACCGCTCCTATCACATGGGCGGAAGCCACATCTCCAATATACTGGAGTAATATAGGAATTAACTGGAACTCCCCTGCTAAGGGTGAGTCTCCATCTTTTGCTGTAGATGCTGGATATACGACAGGCGGTACATTAGATATAGGGTCATCGGCATCTTATGGAGTAGACGTAGGCGATACAAAGTCTGGAAGATTAGACGCAGTAGCCGCCGCCAGTTATGCTGTAGACGCTGGATACACGAGTCTTGGAACGCTACAGATTCCTGCGTCTGTTTCTTTTGCTAATAGCATGGGCTATACAAGTTTTGGAATACTAACTAATGCCGTAGCATCTGCAACCTATGGAATACAAAATGACTACAGCGGAGAAGCAAGGCTAGACGCAGTAAGCGCTGTTACATTTGCATTACAGTCTTTGATGACTTCAGATAATGAATTTTTGTGGAACGGTATTACTGACCCATCTACAACTTGGTCTGCTGTATCTGACCCCACAACAATATGGTCTGACGTAAACGACCCAACAACTACATGGACAAAAATTGACTATCCCCATTAAACCAGAAATAAAAGCCGATGGAGGCTTGATTATGCAACACGATACTAACATGGGCCTCGGCCTCAAGAACGTATGGACTATTGAGTGCTACGACTCTGAGGGTAATCTAAAATGGGGCGAAACCAAAAAGAACCTTGTTACCACGGAAGGGCTAAACCACGTTCTGTCCAGCACTCTTGACGGCGGTACGCAGATTACTACTTGGTATGTCGGGCTTAAAGGAACTGGCTCTGCCGCCGCTGGTGATACGATGGCTTCTCACGCAGGTTGGACGGAGAATACGGACTACAGCCAGTCAGTGCGTCAGACCCTTACGCTGGGTACGGCATCTGCTGGTAGCATTGACAACACCGCAAGCAAGGCAACCTACTCGATCAACGGCACGGCTACGATTGCTGGTGCGTTTATTACTAGCGACAATACCAAAAGCGGTACGTCTGGAACACTGTACGGTGTCGTAGACTTTGCATCATCCCGTGCTGTTATCTCTGGCGACACGCTTGAGGTAACTGTCACCCTGACTGCGGCGAGTGCGTAATGGCTGTCGAAAGCGCAAGTTGGGTTACACAATTAGTTGACACTAACCCTGTTGCTGGCGACCCAGTAGGTGAGGGTGACGATCATCTGCGAATGATTAAGACAGTTCTTAAGAACAGTTTTCCATCTACGTCTACTGCGGCAATCATTCCTAATATGTCTGGTCAGGCTAACAAATACCTACAGACTGATGGAACAGATGCGTCTTGGCAGGAGGTTGCTGACAATGCGGCGGCTATGGCGCTGGCATTAGGAGGATAAAATGGCTAACGCATTTAAAAACGCAGGAGCGGCAGTAGCGGCATCCAGAACAGATATCTACACCTGCCCTGCGGCAACAGAGGCGGTTATTCACGCCGTGTATTTGTCTAACGTAGATGGTGTAAGTAGTGTGGATGCAACGGTGGAGGTGTACGACTCATCTGCCACAACCTACTACCACGTCGGCAAGACGCTTCCAGTTCCCGCAGATTCCACGCTTGTTCTTGATAAACCTATCAACTTAAACGCCAGCGACAAACTGACTGTAACGGCATCAGCGGCATCTGACCTTGAGTGTTTCATTAGCGTACTGGAGATCACTTAATGTCATACATGGGTAAGGTGGATGTAAAAGCATCCGACATCAAACGATTCAGCGTAACCGGATCAACTAGTGCTACCCATGTTTTGTCTTGGACTGCCCCTAGTGAGCAGGCTCTTATCATTACCATTAACGGTGTAAAACAACAGGACGGTGCTTACACGATTTCCGGAACGCCTACCACGATTACCCTGTCATCTGCTCTGGTTGCTACGGATGAGATGGAAGTCATTGGCATTAATGACATTGGTCAGACAAATACTGTAGCGCAAGACTCTATCGTTACGGACATGATTCGTGACGATGCTGTTACTACAGCAAAAATTGCAGACGATCAGATTACTACCGTAAAGATTGCAGACGATCAGATTACTTCAGCAAAACTTGCCAACGCAATAAACATTACTAGCGGCAACTCTCTAACAATCGACAGCGGTGCAACGATTACGAACAACGGAACGGTTAGTGGGTTTCCAAATAACACTCCTGCTTTTATGGCGGGTTGTTACGACGCAACAGGTTATTACAATTTTTCAAACAATGTAAATACAAAAGTTGCATTTAATACGGAACTTCTTGATACAGATTCCGCTTACGATCCAACAACAAATTACAGATTTACAGTACCAACAGGCAAAGGTGGAAATTATTTTATTTCTGCAGGATTGCAGGTTTATAACTCCGTAAACATAACTAATGCTTATATATGGATTTACAAAAACGGTGGCGCAATGGGATGGTCAAGACTAAGCACTTCTTCAAGCATTGGTGGATTTTATATTGATCAATTAATTTGCGAAAGAATTTTTCCTCTTAATGCAGGCGATTATATAGAAATTCGAGTTCAACTCGATGGAGTGGGTAGTAACTATATGCTTGTTGATACTTCTTCTGGATACGGAAGAGCGAATTGGTTTTGCGGATGGAGACTAGCAACATGATTACTTCAGAAGGATTAAAAAAACTAGGCTTTATTCCAAATATCGATTTTATTTTGTACGACGATGGTCAAGGCGTTTACATACGAGAATGGAAAAGCACTTCCCCTCAACCAACGGAAGCAGAAATTGAAACGGCGCACGCCGAATGGGAAGCAAAACACGCCGCAACAGAATACAAACGCCTAAGAGCGCCAGAGTATCCCGCTATTGGCGACCAACTAGACGCAATCCTCAAACATCTTAACTACCGTCGTACACAAGGCGATGAACTAGTACAAGAGATGGACGACATTATTGGTGATTGGCTGGCAGTAAAAGCGAGGTTCCCAAAAAATGGCTAGAACCACTATTCGTTCAGAGGATATTACTTCTGGTGCGGTGGAATTATTTCCAGCAGGCACATCAATGCTGTTTCAGCAAACATCTGCGCCGACAGGTTGGACAAAAGCAACAACTCATAACAACAAAGCATTGCGTGTTGTTAGCGGGTCTGTTAGTAGTGGCGGCTCGGTTGATTTTACAACTGCGTTTGCTTCTAAATCTGTAAGCGGCTCGGTAAACAATACGACTCTTTCAACAAGTCAAATTCCTTCTCATGCTCATAGTACTGCTGGTGGTGGTGGTGGCTCTTTAGTGCAACCTGCTTCCTTTAGTGGTGCAACGCAAAATTTAACTGCTGGAAGCCCTTATTTAACAGGTAATACTGGTGGTGGTAGTTCACACAACCATAGTTTTACTGGAACAGCAATAAACCTTGCCGTTCAATACGTTGATATTATTATTGCCACAAAAGATTAGTTATGAGAATTGAGCCAAAAAATCAATGCCCTCTCAATAACTTTGAGCCATGCAAACAACTTGATTGCTCTTGGTTTCTAAAAATTAGAGGAACTGACCCAAACACTGGTAAAGACTTAGACGATTGGGGTTGCTCAATGTCTTGGTTGCCAATTTTATTAATAGAAAATGCACAAATGAACAGGCAAACCGGAGCGGCAGTCGAGAGTTTTCGTAATGAAATGGTAAAGGCTAACGAATCTAGCCAAAGACTTTTAGTTCATGCGGCGCAAAAAGCAATAGGAGCAAATTAATGCGAGTAACAATTATCGCATCAGATGGTTTTGTATCAATAGATGAAGAAGGCTATGAAGGAATTGATTTATCTTTTATGAATGCAGACATTCATGCTTTGCAATGGTATGGCAACGATGGCGAAATTGAGCGAAAGGATGAACGTGGTCGAATCGTATCTAACGAAGAGATTACAGACATAACCCCTTATCAATCAGCATTAGACTTGTGGCAAGTGGCTAAAGAGAGTGCAGAGCAAGCGGCTAAAGAGAATGCAGAGCAAGCGGCAATAATTCAAGCCGAAATGGATAAGTTAGCCTTGATGGGTGTCAACTAATGGCCTTAACTAAAGTAACCACAGGCACTATTGCCGACGATTCTATTCAATCGTTAAAGAACAGAAACCTGATTATCAACGGTGCGATGCAGGTGGCACAGCGTGGTACGTCAAAAGCAAGTGTTGGACAAGAATATGCAACGGTAGACAGGTTCAGAACAAACGGAACCACCGGCACATTTACTATGAGCCAAGAATCAGATGGGCCAAACGGTTTTTCGTATTCTTTAAAAATGCTTTCAACAGCAAATATTACTCCTTCTGCAGGCGATTTAAAAGAAGTATACGTTTCTCTTGAGGGTCAAAATTTACAACACTTAAAAAAAGGTACATCAGACGCTGAAAATGTAACTTTATCTTTTTATGTCAAATCAAATGTAACTGGAACCAAAACTGTTTACTTATTAGATAAGGACAACACACGTTTAATTTCTGCCAACTACACGATTAGTAGTAGCGCAACTTGGGAGAAAAAAACAATTACGTTTTCTGGAGATACAACCGGTGCTTTTAATAATGACAATGGGCGATCTCTTGATGTGCATTTTCCTATTGTAGCGGGAACTAATTATACGTCTGGAACTCAGGCAACAAGTTGGGCGGCAGACGTAGCAACAAACAGGATTAGCAGTTCAATAACCCAAATCGACGCAACAAATGATTATTGGCAAATCACCGGCGTCCAACTAGAAGTAGGCGACGTAGCCACTCCGTTTGAGCATGAGTCTTTTGGAAATACTTTGCAGAAGTGTAAAAGATATTATCAAAAGTCATATGATTTAGATACCTTTCCCGGGGCAACCGTGGCGGCGGGCCAATATCTAGCACAAAGATTTAATAGCACTGATAGATATTTTGTCTTAAATAAAGCATTTCCAGTTGAAATGAGAAACACTCCGACACTTACTTTGTATGACAGGGCCGCAAATACTGCAAGTATAAATTACTATAACTCAAATACAGACCTTGTAAGCATTGCTTCTGTAAGCGGAACAACACAAAAAGTTATTGCAACATATCTTGATAACAATAGCGGAAGCGGAACAGATAATGTTCATGGTTTTCATTTTACGGCAGATGCGGAGTTATAAAAATGCATATTACTTACGCAAAAAAAACAAAAGATGAAAATGGCAATGTAGAAAATATTAAAGCAACCATCGACGGCGTTGAAATGTTTGTACCTACAGACCCTGCCAACCGCCACTACGCCGCCATCATGGAAATGGTAGATGCAGGTGAACTTACTATTGCTGAGGCTGACGCATGAGTTACATAGGTAAAGAACCTCAATACACAGATTTTCTATCGAAGTTCTTTAACGGAGACGGGACGGCTATGACCGTCACGCTAGATGCTTCCCCACCTAACGAAGCGGCACTACTTGTATTTATCGACGGCGTAAGACAAGACACATCTGCCTACACCGTATCTGGTTACAGTCTTACTTTTACTGGCGCAGTTCCCAGCGGAACTAACAACGTACAAGTAGTTCACTTAGGCATTGCACAAGATACACAAGTGCCTGTAGATGATTCTGTTAGCACTGTAAAGATTCAAGATGATGCGGTTACTTCGGCTAAGTTGGATACGAACATCGCAATAGATGGCGACCTAACTGTAGACACCGATACTTTATATGTTGATTCTACTAACAATAAAGTTGGTATTAGTAACACTAGCCCAAATTCAAAACTAACCATATCTAGTGGCTCTCGTCATGGTCATTTTAATTATGCAAATACTTCTGAAGATGGGGCAATTCCGTTAATTGGCTCTTTTAATAATGCTGATCCATCTGCGGCTACATACGGTTGGGGTTTTTACGACAGCGATTCAACTGGAAATTTAACTTTATATAGGCGTTCTGGTTCTACAACAGGAACAAAGACTGCGGAATTCAACAGAACAAATGGTGATTTTGGATTCGACTCAGGCTACGGTTCAACCGCTACTGCGTATGGTTGCAGGGCTTGGGTGAACTTTGACGGCACTGGCACTGTGGCTATTCGTGATAGCGGAAATGTGTCGAGTGTTACGGATCTTGGGGCTGGTGACTACAGGGTGAACTTTACTACTGCGATGCCTGATGCAAATTATGCACCTGTAAATAGTATGGGAGCGAGTGGCGCCGCTTACCATGTTAGCCGTTCAGTAACATTTCTAACAACTTCTTATCGGTTCTATACGGGTTATGTAAACAGTTTAGGAGGTGGTTTTACAAAGCAGGATTCTCCTTACAATGCCTTCGGGTTCTTCCGCTAATCAGGAGCAAAAATGAACCAACGAATTATTTATCCTACTGATGACGGCGGTGTAGCAGTCATTGTTCCTTCTGCTGAATATCTTTCAAACCACACCATCGAAGAACTAGCCGCAAAAGATGTTCCTGCGGGAAAGTCTTACCAAATTATTGATGAGGCTGACGTTCCTTCTGATCGTACATTCCGAGAAGCATGGGAGTATGCCGAATGATTGTAATCAACATTGACAAAGCCAAAGGCATTGCCCACGAGATTCGACGTGCAAAACGTGCCGAGGAGTTTGCGCCGTATGATGAAGTAATTATGAAGCAGATCCCCGGCAATGACGCAGTAGAAGCAGAGGCGGCACGACAGGCTATCCGTGATAAGTACGCAACGATTCAAGCCAATATTGATTCTGCCCCCGGCGTGAATGAAGTTAAGTTTGTAATTGACAACATATAGAGATTAAACTATGGCACTAGAAAGCGGAACATATATAAAAGATTTAGTTAGCACCAACCCGCCGGGTACTGATGCTATTTCACAAGGCGATGACCACATCCGCCTTATTAAATCTGTACTAAAGAATTCATTTCCTTCAAACAGTAATGCTCCTATTGTGCCTGATATCTCTGGCAACGGAGACAAATACCTACAGGTAAACTCTGGCGCTACTGCTACCCAGTGGGTTACTCTTGATGTTGATGCGTTAACTCGCCGCAAAGGTGAATTGCATAGATCAAGATTTGAAAAGGTAGGATCAACTACCTTAAGAATTCATTCAGGTGTTTATGATCTTGATGCAAAAGGAAAAAATGTATCTTGGGATTCCTACCTTGACAAGGGGTTAAGTGGTACAAACGGATGGAGATATATTTATCTTGATTACTCTAATATTACTGGAACTACTGTAACTGCTTCTGGGATTTTAGAAAGTGGCACACAACCTACTTATAATGAATCAAAGCATGGCTGGTACAATGGCGATGACCGTTGTATTTTATGCGTTTATGTTTCTGGCGGTTCAATATATAATTTTTATCATGATGGGTCGGATCATATTGAATATCAAGATGATGTAGATCATTCTTTTGTTAAATCTACTAGTTACGTTACTGTAACTGTGCCGCCTCTTGGCTCTGTTGGCAATAGAGGTGCAATTTTTGGTGAGTTTACTTTTAAACTTTATGCGGAAGGAGATGATACCAATAGTGCTACTTTTTATGTTTCTGCGGCAGAGGGGTCTGGTCATTTGTTGGGAACTGTAGAGGGTGGTGACACATCAACAACAGATGAACACGTTTCTGGAAATAAACGTATTGCTTGTTACAAAGCAAATTCAACGACTATGCAAATTTATGTTATTAAAAGCGGTGGATCGGCAAATATTAGTTGCACTACATATACTAACGGCTGGTATTTACCAGTAGGTATGTAAATGCCACTAGTACCATTTGAAAACGTAGGCTCTCTTGGAATTATCCAAGACACGCCTCCGTATAACTTACCACAAGGCGCATGGTCTGACGGCAACAACGTAAGATTCCTTGATAACGGCGTAAAGAAAATCGCTGGTTACAAGGAGGTTATGGCTACCTGTCCGTTTGCCCCGTATTACATTACTCCATACCTTGCGGCTGATGGCACATATTATTGGGTAGCATTTGGTCTTACTGATATTGCAGTATGGGATGGAACGGTATGGACGGATGTAACACGACAAAATACCCTTACTTTAAATGGACACGTTAACAAAAACTCTTCCAGTATTACAGTAGATACTGGCACAGTATTAGATTCTTTGGCTTCTAGCGGAACACTGTTTGTTGGTACTGATACAACAGAAGATGATGATGAAACGTCTGGTAATATATTTGAAGAACTAACCTACTCATCTGTTAATACTTCAACTGGTGTAATTACTTTATCATCTAATAATTTATATCACCATACAGATAACGCTGTTGTTACCCCAAGTCAAACAACAACTACGTCTGATTGGGATTATCAATCTAACGATCAAAGCAGAAAGTGGTCTTCTACTAATTTAAATGGATTGTTAGTCGCTACAAATGGTGTTGATCCACCACAAATGTGGCCTCTTAATGCTGGTATTCCTAATGTTGCAAATCCTTTTATGGAATTGCGTAACTGGACAGCGCCGGGACATTCTTGCAAATCAATAAGATCGTTTAGAACTTTTCTTATTGGCCTTAATTGGAGTAGAACTAACGAAGAACCTCGTTTAGTTAAATGGTCTACTGAAGCGTCGTTTGGTAATCCGCCTTCAACATGGTCAGAAACAGATGCTATTCTTGATGCTGGTGAGTATGAATTGTCAGACACAGAAGGTGAGATTGTGGATGGGTTGCCTCTTGGCGACTCGTTTATGATCTATAAAAACGATTCTATTTATGTAATGAACTATGTGGGAACTCCATACATATTTTCATTTAAATTGTTGTCACCTACTATTGGCGCACTGTCTAAAAATTCTATTGCAGAGTTTGAGGGCGGGCATTTTTTTATTGGCAACTCTGACTGTTATGTTTGTAACGGACAAACAGTAACAGCGCTTCTTCCAAATAAAATGCGACGGGCCATGTTTGATAACTTAGATGGTGATACTTACGAAAGATGCTATGTTGTAGCAGATTACGTTAGAAATGAAATGCTTGCTTGCTTTCCCAGTTCTGACTCAACAACAATTGATAGAGCATTAATATGGAACTGGAAAGACAACACATTTTCATTTAGAGATATGCCGGATGCGGCTCATGCTAATCACGGAATTATTGATATTACCGCTGGTGCAACATGGGATGCTAGTTCTGATTACTGGAACACAGGGTCAGGCGCTTGGGGCGAAAGAAACTACGACAGCGTAAAAGAAAATTTAGTATTTTGTGACATTACAAATACTAAAGTTTATCGAGATAATTTTGGTAACAAAAAAGATACTGCTAATATGACATCGTATGTTGAGCGTACTGGGCTTGATCTTAATGACCCTCAGTCTGTAAAGTTTGTATCTGCAGTGTACCCCCAAATTGAAGTAAGCGGTGACAATACAGTTAACGTGTATGTAGGTAGGCAAATGTCTCCAGAAGGCGGTGTAACGTGGGAAGGGCCAACAGTCTTTAACCCAAACACTCAGTCTAAAGTGTCGTGTAGAGTAAGTGGTAAATACTTTGGTATTAAAGTAGAGTCAACTACAGACATTGATTGGAAGTTACATGGCGTTGCGTTTGAGGTACAACAACGAGGAATAAGGGGATTAAGATCATATGGCTAATGCACCATCAAAAGTAGTAAAGTCTGTAAACCGATGGACTCCTAACCCTGCGCCAGTAAACAACGAAAATCTATCAGACTATTTGTACCACGAACTTAACAGACTGTCTGATGTTCTTTTTAATATTGATGTTATGAGACTGGAGCCTACTCATCGTGATCCATCTGATAACTATGGGAAACCAAGAGCGGGAGATATAAGATATGCAGATGGCACGGACTGGA